CGACCTGAGCGATTTTGTGTACGTGGTCTGTGAGAAACAAGCCGTATGAAAACACCGGAGGGATATACCCAAGAGAAATAAACATACTAAAAACAAGTATAAATTCAGTATTATTTAAGTACACTTTCGGTATTGTTTAAGTACGCTTTCAGTACAAATTATGCCTTATAGGAATAAACTACCACGGAGGATATCAACAAATGCGTACTGAAATTATACTAAGATTGTACTGAAAGTAAGTCATAATAAATCACCGAAGGATAAACAAACCTCGCTTCTTCCGAAGAAAAAAACTGATATTCAGTATAATTTCAGTCAATATTCAGTACATGCTCGAAAGGAATAAAATCACGGAAAAACAGAGTGTGTACTAAGGGTTAGTACGCTTTCAGTATAATATAAGTCAACTGTAAAATACCTTGAGACATAAACAATCTTAATATTGACTTAATTTCAGTACGGATTCAGATGGCTATAACCGGGGGATAAGCAGGGAAAAATAAAAACCCAAAAGATACGTACTAAACTTTAGTCAACATTTAGTCTACTTTAAGTCAACAACCCCTCGCGCGGCAGCCCCAAAGTTAAAGATCGCTAAGGCTTTAAGCTGCCGCGTATTCTCCCCCTTATTTTCCTCCGCACAAAAACCCCTGTAACTCCTTGATTTTATGCGGTTTTTACCCTTTGGGTATTAAATTCTCCGAAAAACACAAAACTCCTGCTTCTAAAGAAACCTTCACAACTCCCTAGCAAATAAATATCTCGCGAAATCATTGTATTTCCTTGGTTTTTCATACCACACGAACCCCAAATATCACAACCATCCGTTAAGGCATCAAGCCCTTCGATTTTATTCTCCTTAACCCTCTATTCATCCGATTTTCCCCGATTTTAAAACTTCACAACGATGTTCACACATATTCTCACACATTACACACCTAATTTACACAGAACTAAAACACCCTATAAAGCCTTATTTTACAAGGGTTTCCTTGAGGCTTATTTTCCCCAAAAGTTCACACATTACTAGGGTATAGTATGGCTAACGACACAGGGGAGACTATACGGCTCAAAATCGAGAAAAAATCAAAAAAATAAGCCCTACAACGGAAATTATCCATCGCAAGGCTTATTTTTTATTTACGAGAGGGATTCCACCCTCTCTTTACATCGCCGCATCAGGCGGTTTAAAGAGTCTAAGCGATCTAAGAACCGCTCGGACTCGAACGAGTCCTCTGGGGGGTTGACCCGGTCGAACTCTTGGAAGAGAGAATCACTCTCTCTTCCTAATTCCCAACAGAGACGCGAAGCCTCTGCCAGAGTCATTTTTCTAATCTTTTTTGCTTTTTCTGCCTCTTCGGCAGAGATAATTTTTTTGAGGGCTTGCAACCCTCTTTTTTCTGCTAGTGTCATATTTTTTCCTCCTTTTCTCCCCGAGTACGCCGAGGCAAACGGGACTACTCGCCCCTATTATTTGGTTACATAGTTAGTAAGACGCAAAAACGGAAAAAAAATAAGACCGGGTTTACCCAGCCTTATTTTTTGTCTCGTAGGAATCGAGAAGGTGTTGTTCTCGATCCTCCTGCGAGGATACAATATTTAATAATTCGGAATACTCTTCATCCGAAACGTATTCCACATCCGCGTCGTCCGCGGGGAGTGCCGAAAGAATCTCAGCCTTTTCCTTTTCTGAAAAAGGAAAGGGCTCATCAACCAGTTCGGAGACTGGCTCAGCTAAAAGTGGTTCTTCCCTTTCGTCCGGGAAATACCGGGGAACATAGTTCTTCGATACCACCCTCTCGCTGTTACGCGAGTTTTTCTTTGTCCCGGAGACAATTATATGTCTCGGAATCGAAATCATTATAAATGTGGCTATCATAACCATCATAAAATTAACTATCATAAAAAATCCTCCTTAAATAAAAAGGGAACAGGCATGTTGCCTATTCCCTGAGACATTGTTCTTGTTCTTAGTGGTACTCAACCTTGTACTTGCTCGAAAGCAGCATGTAGGTTGAACTGTCGGCTGTTACCGACACCGGGGATTGATAATCTCTTGTGTCTGTCCGAACGAACACCGGAGTATCACCCGGTTTCTGATTCAAGAGATTAAGAAGCTCCTGCGCCTCTGCTCCTCCAAAGGTCGGAATGTAAATCCATACGGAATTTACTTTTTCCTGTTCTTCTCCGATCTTATCAAGGTCTGCCACAGAAGAAACTACAATCTGTGGGCCGAAATCGTTATCATCCCGAACCTGTCCCTTAATAAGAACTAAGGCGTCGTCAAGCAACAACCCTTGGAATGTTTCATAGTCCTTCGGAAATACGGTTGCCTTGATTTCTCCAGCTCTGTCGACAAGAGTAAATGTTGCCATCTTATCTCCCTTTTTTGTATAAAACTCTCGAAGGTTTGTGATAATTCCCGCAAAGGAATATTTTCCTTCGGTAATCTCGCCGTTATCATCCATAACATCTGTTATGGAATCGGCGGATATATCATACGAATCGAGGGGATGAGCTGACACATAAGTACCTATAACGTCCCGCTCCATCGACAGAAGCTCTTTTTCCGGATAGTCTTCGCAATTTTCGATATCATAAGAAATAGAAGTCTCGTCAACGCCTATCTCATTGAAAAACGAAAGCTGATCCGCAAGATTCTTCTCTGCCTGCTTTTTGTTGCCTTTCGCAAGATCATATAGCGTAGAAGCCGAGTAATCGAGCGCCCTCCGGGAGAACCCGAAAGAATCAAATGCCCCTGCAGACACTAAAGACACGAAGTTCTTTTGCCCTACTCCAAGTGGAAACGTCCGGGAAATGAAATCACAAACGGAAACATATTCTCCGCGTGTTTTTCTTTCCGCTACGACCGTTTCAGATGCCTTCTGGATACCCTTGATTGCCCGAAGTCCGTACCGGATCGCTTTTCCATCGGTTGTGAATAACATATCCGACTTATTTACATCCGGCTGTAAAAGCTCGACATTCAGTTTTTTTATGTCTGAAATATAACTCTTAGCCTTATCATCATCAATGTAAGCGTTCACCAAAGCGGTCATATACTCACATGGATAATAATATTTCAGCCATGCACATTCCATTGTGATCATGGAATACGCGCAACCGTGGGACTTATTGAAGGCATACTCCGCAAATCGCTCCATCTTCTCCCATAGCTTTATCGCCGTTTCTTCCGGTATCCCACGGGGTACGCAGCCGTCAATTCCGTAAGGCTCTCCGGTGTGAGAGTCAACCTCGTTACCTGAACCATAGATAAAGAATGGCTTGTACTCGTCCAAAATGTTTTGGATTTTCTTACCCATAGCTTTACGGATGGTGTCTGACTGTCCGGCTGTAAAGCCTGCCAGTTTCCGGACTACCTCCATAACCTGCTCTTGATAGACTATAACGCCATAGGTAGGTTTAAGGATTTCCTCCAGCTCCGGGACATCATATTTAATGTTTTGTGGATCGTTCAATCCCGCAAGATAATCTGGAATATAATCCATTGGCCCCGGGCGATAGAGTGAAACACCGTCCGTTATTCTTGCAAAAAGCTCTTCCCCAAACAATTCGAGAGCTTTTTGAAAATCAGCATTGCCCGACTTCCATCCCTTTGCTTCATATTGTTCTTCGAGATTCTTCAGTCTTCCTCTAACATCTGAAAAAAGCTCCTTCATAAAGCTCCTCATCCCTCCGGACTCAATCTGAAACACTCCGAAAGTCTCTCCTTTTGCAATATCTCGATAGACATAAGGATCATTGCATGGAATATCTATATAAGAGCTATATTCCGTGCCTCTCTTTCGAGCCATTGCAAGTCCGTTCCCAATCGCGGAAAGGGTTTTGAGCCCCAAGAAGTCCATTTTCAAAAGACCGAGCATTTCGACCTCTCCCATCGTGACCTGAGTAGCAAGAACCTTCGCATCCTTGTTTTTCGTGTCCTTAACCATTGCTGTTGGCAAGTAGTTAAGCACTGGGGCGTCGGCGACCACGATTCCACAGGCGTGCTTGCCTGTTTGACGGGGGTTTCCTTCGATTTTCAGTGCGTCCGAAATAATTTCCTTTGCCACGGGATCTGATTCGAGAAGTTCAAGAAGTTCGAGGCTCTTATTGTCTCCAGACAATGAACTTTGAAGGTTCTTTGCTTTGTCTGACAATTTCCCGGTTATTGTTGAAGCATAAGAAACCGGAAGCCCCTTTACCCTGCACAGATCCTTAATTGCGTTTTTTGCCTGCATAGTTCCGAATGTGATAATGTTACACACATGATCTGCGCCGTAAAGCTGCTTAACATGTTCTATCACATCGGCTCTTTTAGAATCCTCAAAATCCATATCAATATCCGGCATGGAAATTCGATCTGGATTTAAGAATCGCTCGAATTTAAGCCCGTGCTTGATTGGATCAACCTCGGTTATCCCAAGACAATACAAGCAAAGACTTCCTGCTCCGCTTCCTCGTCCCGGTCCAACAAGTATCCCATGATCTTTCGCCCACGAAACATATTCCCACACTATCAAGAAATAACTCTCAAAGCCCATCTGGGAAATAACGCCCTTTTCATAGGCGAGTCTGTCGAGGTACTCTGCCGAGGTTTCAGCCGAAGTTTCCGAAAATCTTTCATTAAACCCCTTATCCAACAGGTAATACAAGTATTCCTTGCCAGAAGAAAAGCCTTCGGGAATCTTAAACTCCGGCATATGGTATATTCCGGTCTGCACCTTGAGAGTACATTTTTCAGCGATCTCTAACGTGTTTGAAATCGCTTCCGGAATATCCCAAAACAGGTTTACCATTTCCATGTCGCTCATAAAATGATACCCTGTTCCCGGAAAACCTTCGACCTCAGAGGTGAGTTTCCCGTAGGACACTGCCAGAAGAGATTTATGTACCTCTTCATCCTCCGGGGTTATGAAGTGGGAGTCATTGGCTGCCACCAGCTTAACCCCCTCTTCTCTCGCAAGGTCAATTAAAACTTTATTGACCTCGCTTTCTCCGGAGAAATTATGTCTTTGTATTTCGACATAATAATCTTCTCCAAAGATTTTCTTGTACTTCCGGATAATATTTCTTGCCTGTTCCGGTTTTCTACTTGCCTTCGCAAGCTCTCCTCCGATACAAGCCGAGGTACAAATAACCCCCTCGGAATACTTCCGAAGGTTATCTATCGAAACATGTGGTCTTCGATAGAAATTATCATACGCCGTTGACGTAAGAACAAACAGGTTTTTAAGCCCCTGTTCGTTCTTGGCGAGGAGAATTAAATGTGAACCATTCTTCTCTCCTGTCAAGACGTCCTCGACATATGCTTCAAAGCCAAATATCGGCTTCTTGCCCTCCTCTGTCATGGCGTTTTGCCACTTCAAAAGAGCGAACATATTGCCGTGATCTGTTACGGCTGTAATGCCGGAGCTTTTCTTGGCAATATCCGATAAACGGCTCATGCCGTCAAGGATGGAATATTGGCTATGTGTGTGATAATTCACGCAATAACCGATATTCATAGTCTCGCTGTCTTTTACAACAGCAAAACCTTTTCCTACCCTGCGGATATATGCCCGCTCGGCTTCCGGGATCAGCTCGGTTATATCGAACTCTAAATCCCTCTTAAGAATAATTCTCCCGTCCTCTAACACAAGAACGGGAACAATATCTCCTTTATTTAATTTGTTTTTTATGATTATCTCCACGATAACACACCTTCCTTATCCTGTTATTTTCCCGCTCATTCCCGGGTATCATATTTTGGTTACAGAAATAGTAAGACGTATTATCCCGGTAAAAATCTATATCAAATCTCCGTTTAGAGCCATTTTTTTTATTTAAGTATATCACAAAATTTTACAAAAAAGGATTGAAAAACAAACGAAAAAGAAATATCATTAAAATACAAAATACGGAAATAAGATAAAAAACAGGGAGGGTTAACGAAAATGCAAGAGACATTATTTCGCTGCCGGAACGCCTACGGGATGATGCAATATGCCTTTATTATAAGCATAATTGCCCTATATTTTATCCCGCTAAAAGTCCCCGGAGCGATATATTTAATGGCGCCGCTTATTATCACGGGATTGTTTTTTCTCTTCCGGCAGGTCGCGGAAAATATCAAAAAAATGTTTTTGATCTATCGGATGACTTTGGTTTTGTATATTTATACAATCCCGGATTACATAATCAAGTGCATAGCGCAAGCCATAAGGAAAAAGATTCCAAAGGGAATAGGGGTTATGTTTGGAATTGTATTTGCGGGTGTAGGGGCTTATCTGCTATTTTCGGACAATAAGAAAAAAGAAGAGAAAATCGCTTCGATGAAATCCTTTGTTCTGCAAAAAACAAAGGACGATCCGGAAGGCGATTACGACATTGTTATCTGTAAAAACAAGCAAACCGGGGAAGACGTTGTGATGGATGCGGATGCCCGATATACCCACATGCTTATTATCGGACCTACCGGATGTGGTAAAACATCTGCGGTTATTGACCCAATGATTGAACAGGATATAAGAAAGGGACACAGCGTTCTTGTGATTGAACCAAAGGGCGATCTTGCGGAGAAAGTCTATGCGATGGGGAAATTGTATAACAAGGACGTATTATATTTCGATCCGACCGCACCGGATTGTCCGAAATTTAACCCTCTTTATGGACGCGAGGACGAAGTGATTGAAAACCTGACAACGACATTTACCATGTTGACGCCGGATTCTAAGACGTATTTTAAGAATGTGACAGATAACCTTATCCGAAAGTCGGTCATGGTGCTTAAACGAATTGAAGAGGCGTATCGGGATCCGGATACAGGGATAAGCTCCCGGCCTGCTACTCTTCTAGGGCTATTTGATGTCACTCACAATACAGATGGTATCGGTAGAAGACTTATGAATGAACTGATAAAGATTCCTACCCTTACAAAAGACGAAGAAAAGCAAAACAAAGATACAGCGGCGTGGTTTAACCAAGAGTATTATGCGGATGGAAGCAAATACTACGAAAACTCTTCCGACGTAAGGCAACAGGTGGCTAAACTTACACAGAATAAGTATCTACGAAATATATTAAATCCGGAGAATGGTATAAGTGATATTGATTTTGACGAGATATTGGCGAAGGGAAAATCTATTGCAATAACCACGTCACAGGGAAGTTTGAGAGAATTAGGTTCATATTTGGGATACTTTATTATTTTTACTCTTCAATCAGCTATCTTCCGCCGCCCGGGAAACGAGTGGACGAGGCACCCATCCTTCCTATATATGGATGAGTTCCAGAAATATGCTAACCCGGGAATGAGCGATATTTTTACTCAGGGACGTTCTTACCGCGTTGGATGTATTCTTGCTACGCAGAGCCGGGGAGGAATTGCAACGGGCATAGGAAGTGAAGGCATTAAATTCCTTCAGACGGTAGATACGAACGCCCGAAGTCTTGTTGTATTTCCGGGAATATCGGTGGAAGACGCAGAATACTTCTCGAAGGCATTTGGAACAGAGATCAAGACGGAGGTACGAAGGGGAGAATCGAAGCAAAAGTTCTCTCTTGCTTATGGCTTTAAGGATATGAACTACCCTACTGAAAGCGTCCAGTATTCCGAAACTGAGAAGAACATATACTCAGGATCGGATTTAACCTATAAATTTTTCTCCGAGATTACTTATCGCTTGATTGCAAACAAATCGGTGCAGCCTGCGGGTGATGGTATCGTAAGCTGGATTCCGCAGGAAATAAATGGAAGGCTTGATGCTATCGTTGAAGAATATAATTACATACAGCAAGAAAAACGGGATAAAAAAGAGCGAGAAGAGAAATTAAAAAGGGAAGAAATATATCGGAAATTTCAAGCAGGACTCAAAAACAACAAGGGAGAAACCTTCTCCCCAGTGGCAGACTCAGGTGGCGGCTGGGGAAGCACTGTGGGAGCTGCTGTTGGCGGAGTAGTTGGGGAATCTGATGCTGGAACTACTCGATCTTCTACCCGAGAGGAACCAGATAGAAAAGTTTCTGAAGAGTATGCTTTTGATGATTTCTTTGACGGTCGCATGGAGGGATGATGATTTCGCGCGGGTAAAAAAAACTCGCGCGTTTTTTTGCTTTAAAAATATAGGCAAATACCTATAATATAAAATATAAGCAAAAACCTATAATATACAAATATAGGTATTTACTTATAAAAGATAAGCACAAAAGAAAAAAGCGCCGTATAGGCAAAAACATATAATAGACAATAATATAGGTAAAAACATATAATATGCAATATAGGTATATGCCTATAATAGATATAAGTAAAAGGCTATGCTACGACATAATAAAATATAGGCATAAACATATAATAAAGGAGCAAACCCTTTAATATATAATATAGTCAAATACCTATAATAAATAATATAGGTATTTGACTATATTATAGGCTTTTAACAACAACTGAAGGAGTTATTACAGCTCTCGCTTTTGGGGCAAGATAAAATCCAGGGAAACAAAAATAGGTTTTTGCTTATATTTGGGTTTTTAACTATAAGTAAAAACCTATAAGATTGATTCGTATAGGTATAAACCTATAAATAAATTCTTGAAATTATAGGCATTTGCTTATAAAGCCCATTGGTTATATATAGGCAAAAACCTATAATATAAAAATATAAGTAAATGCCTATAATAATAAAATATAGGCATTTACTTATATTACGGAGAAATAGATATATAGGCAAAATCCTATAAAATAGATAAACGATAGGCATTGTTTACTATTATAGGCATAAAACTATAATAAACAATATAAGTTTTTACCTATAACATAGTGAAAAACCTATAATATCCCTTTACGGAACAAACTTTCTGTGGTAAAATTGTTGCAGAAAGAAACAAAAGGAAGGGATGAAAAGGCATGATAGTAACTTATATAACGGAGGCAGGAGGAGTTGGAAAGACGACCTTGTGCTATAATTTGGGCTGGCACTTGGCAAACGAAGGAAAGAAAGTTCTTTTGGTAGACGCTGATCCACAGAACACAAATGTCACAAGGATGGCGGGGTTCACGAAGGAACAGAAAGACGATATGGCCGGATTGGTCGATATTTTGAATAGGGATGTAGATATTAAGGAAACAATTATCAAATTATCTCCAAAGTTATCTATTATTCCGGCGAATGAACGAACCGCGTCAGTAGAAGAAATCGACCGGGTAATTACAGAAAAGCAGATGGGGCCGAAGGCGTTATGGGACGCTCTCAAAAAAGTATCTGTCGATTATGACTATGTGTTTATAGATACAAGCCCAGCACCATCTATACTGCATTGGCTGGCGCTTGTGGCGTCGGATGGCGCGGTTCTTCCTGTTTTACCGGATGCAAAATCGGTAGACGCGACAAAAACAATCTTGGAAACATGCGAGACTGTAAAGCAAAGTCAGAATCAAGACCTAAATGTGCTGGCGGTCGTGTTTAATAAATTTGTAAAAAATTCTAATCTTGCAAGAATGGCAAAGAAAGAGATTACGGCAATCTGCAGGAGTAAAAAAATTCCGGTTGCGCAGACAGAGATCCGGAATAATTCGGCAATCGGTGAAGTTTATATTTCGCACGAAGGAATAACCACCTATGATCCGTCTTCGTCTGGAGCAAAAAATATAAAGGCTCTATCCCAAGAGTTATTTGGAGTATAAGGAGGCAAGGAAAATGGCAGGAAAAAGATCGTTAGACAGACTATTTGATATGGAGCGACAGGGAAAAGAAATCGTAAAAGAATACGACACACCCCCGGCTCCGGCGCCGAAAAAAGAAGAAAAAAAACAGGAGCTTCCAAAACCCAAAAGAGTGCCTTCGGCGAAACCACGACCGAAACCAGTTCCGAAAATTCAGAACGAAGAAGAGCTGCGGAGCACGGAAATTTTTGATATTAACACGGAGGGAGTAGTTATCCCGGCGAGAAAACAGAGGGGGCAAAGCGAGGAGTACACTTGTATTTCCGTTTATGTCACAAAAAAGGAAGCGCAGCTTCTCGAAGAAAATAGTGCAAAGCACGGAATGACAAAATCAAATTACATGCGGTTGTTTATACTCAACGGAAATTAAAAAAATATCCCCGGCATAATTCCGGGGGATATTTTTGTCACTAAAATTAAACAAACGAAAGAAAGAAACGAAAGACAGACAAAGAAAGGAGAATACGCATATGCAGGCACAGATAAAAAAAGCCTCGTCCATCCAACTGCCGATTATTAAGGATAAGCGAGTAGAACTAAGACTTGAAACGCAAGAGAGGGCGCAAACCTCGGTTGTGTCAATCCAAAGGGTTATTTATAATCAGGGATATTTATTCGTCACGATTCAGACTAAGAACTCTATATACCAAGATATCCCGATCCCGGTTATCCCGTCCTCGAATTTTTGCGATGGTCAGACAATCCAGAGGGGAGCATCTGTATCCTCTTCCTTCGGGACAAGTTTGGTAGTAGGGGATATTACACAGGTGACACCCGATGGGATACGGATTGTAGACTCTAAGGGAAACGAATATTTTGGAGATATTAAAGCAAAATTATAGGTAAAAACCTATAATATAAATATTCACCTATATTATAGGCAAAAGCCTATAAAAAATAGTTCGTTCATCGGGCTATTTTTTTTGCGCGGTTCACGTTTAACTATATATACAACCATTTTATGAGGAGGAGACAATCATGGAAGATTTTATTGATTTCTCCGGAGCGTTTGAATCACCTGAGTTTGATTTGCCGGACTTTGAGGAACCGGAAATCGAAGCACCAAAAGAAAATATTCCGGAGACTAAAAATACAATTAAAAACACACAGGCAGACGCAATTTTTGAAGAATCAAAAATTTCCTCTTATGAAGCAAAGCCGGAGAAGAAAGAGGAACCGCCGAAGAAAAAGCCAGAAAATAAAACACCTAAAAAAGAAGCGGCTTCAAAACCAAAGGCACAAGAAAAACCAAAGAAGGTTGTTTCGGAAGAACCAAAGAGCAAAAAAAACACCACAAAAAAAGAAGCCTCTGGCAAACCAAAGGAGCAGGAAAACCCAAAGGAACCGGAGAAACCAAAGGATGAAAAAACAACACCGGAAAACACAAAAGCCGCGGAACCTCCAAAGCAAGATAAAACCTCTGAAAACACAACCGCCGAAAACACGGTCAAGGAGGAGCAGGCAAGGGAGGAACAAACAAAACGGTCTTATAATATGGACTTTGATGCAGACCAGTTCTTTAGCAACATGAACAATAAAGAGGTTTATGGCGAAGAGGACATCGAGATTATTGATCCGCAGCCACAGGAACAACCGCAGGTGGAATATATCCCACCAAAACCAAAGACAGGAAAGAAGATATTTGTTTTTGCAGCGATGCTCATGTGCATGATCGGGATTCCTCTGATTATTACCCTCGCCGGAAGGAAGGAAAAGACATCCTCTATTATCCCTCAGACATCACAGATTATGACCTCTCAGGGAGCAACAGAACAAAGTACCCTGTTTTACTGCGAAGCAAAAAAACAGACGGAAAATGCCCTAGGGGATGTAAAGACCTCAACAAGATTTGCGAATTTGGATGAGCTTACCTTGTATCTTAACAGTAATACGGGAGCGGCGTTATCCAACGAAACCCAGCTTGTCAACATGTTTGATTCCGGGCTTATTACGGCAGAGGTGTTACAGACACAGATGCAAGAATATATCTCTCAGGCAAACGAGCTTAATCACCTGCTGCTTGTTAATAACCAGACGTATGCAAACGCCGGAAGGCAGGAGGAATATAACACCCTGAAGGATAATATTGACACCCTGCTTATTTATGGAGATACCGCGATTTACAACGCCGTAAATAAAGCAAAATAAATATAGGTAAATGCCTATAATAAAACTAAACACCTATAATATAGGCAAAAACCTATATAAAAAATCCCGGAATAATCTCGTTTGTTCCGGGATTTTTCGTTTTACTAATTATGTAACCATAAATCTAGGGGGAAGAGTTTTCTCCCAAACAGAAAAAAATATAAGGAGGATAAGATTATGGAGACAATTAGAATTTCCCGCCTTTCGGGACAGGAGGCAAAGAAAAATGTACAGGTGGAGGCATTGGTTTCCTCGATGGAGGAGGCAATGACCTCCAATGGAAAGCCCTATGTGAAGGGCGTACTCTCCGATAGGAGAGATAAGGTGTCCTTTAAGGTCTGGGATACAACTCTGGCAGACCTTACAAAGAAGTATGGGCTGCCAGCGGGGAAAGCCTTCGTTGGCTGTCTTTCGGGAAATATTGACGTTTACGAGGGCAAGCCTCAGCTCGTGTGCAAGGGCGGGATTACCCTCGTAGAAAGAGAGGGCGCGGTCGATAATTACATCGACGTTCCGCCATATTCCTATCAGGATATGGTTGGTACGATCGACTATATTGTCAACCACATCGAATCCGAGGAGCTTAAAACCGTTTGCAAAAAGGTATTAAGCTCCGAGGTAGTACAGAGCAAGAGAGGGTATCAGCCTTTTTCTTGCGAAGTACATGAGGAGAAGATGGGGTGGCTGCACCACACTTATAATCTCCTCGGCCTTGTGGCAGACGATAATGGTCTGCCGAAGGTAGCTCTCGCTGGAGAGCAGGGGACAAGCTATTACCCTCTTCTGGATAAGGAAGTGGTAATGGCGGCGTTCGTCTGTTACCATCTGTCGTCCTTCACTATGCTGAAGGCGGATGAGGTAACAGGCGCCGTTGAGGAGAAGGACGTAAAACGCCTCTCCTTAAACGGCGGCCTTTCTGGGATTAACAACGTGAATTATATTCACGACAAAATCTCCGACCTGTCGGAGAAGTCCCAGAATGGAGCTGCAGAGAGATTAGAAAATCTTCTGCATGTGATCGCCGTATTAAACGGGGTCACAGAGGCGGCAACACCGGAGGCGATTTATGCCCGAGGTATTTGCAACCTCGAAAAGTCCGTCTATAAGGCGGCAACCGTAAGTCAGACAATAGGATATGGCGAACGGACGAATATTTCTTTTGAAGGAGAGAAATATTCAATCGTCCGAACAGTTTAGCCCGGACAAAAACAAACCCCACAGACAGATATTAAGCTGTCTGTGGGGTTTGTTTTTTTAGAAAAACTATTTTGTAGGCTTGTTGTTCTTAGAGGGAAGATACAAGGCTTCCAATTCTTCAGGTGTCTTTGGGACGGCGGCGTATGCAGCCTCTATTGGACTTATTGGATTATCAAAGTCAAAAGAAACGGCAGACGAAACATCAATGACCGCGCTTCCTCCGTCTGATAACCCCGAAAACAGGGTTGTCTCGCTTCCGTCGAGGTCCGCCTTTGTTACCCGAACTTTTCCACCTTCGTTGTAGATTTTCAGTTTCATGTTTTTTATCTCCCTTCGTTTTTGATTTATTATATCGTATTGTCATTTCTTTTTCCACGGATCACGCCTTATAATAATCCCGTATTTGCTGTCTTTTTCAAGATGGATACCGTGAATAACTGGTTTTCCGTCCTTATTAACTAAAGACACCCGTGGAAGTTTTCCGTCGACAATCAGTCTCACAGCTTCCTTCTGACTAAATGTGTGATTCGAAAACTTCTTAGGAATCGAAAGTTTGCAGTCCCCGCCTTGGGATGGAGTATGATCGCAGGCGTAGTAAAACATGTCTTCGTAAACCTTTCCGTCCTTGCAAAACGGACACTTGCACAGGTACTTTTTTTCAAATGGTTTTACAGCAAACCGATATTTTCCCGGTTCATATTCCTCAATTTTTAGTTTTCCGGAAAACTGCTTTCCGGATGGCCATGTAACAACCACGTTGTTTTTGGTTTGCCCGGAGGCTAGAATTTGGGACATATCACTTGCTTTTACCTTTGTTTTCCCGATCGTACCATAAACGGAAAAATTACATACTGGATTTCCTGCTTCATCTTTTTTGTTCCAGTTTCCGCAGTAATACCCGTTTTTCCCGGCGAATATAGTTCCGCCGCATTTTGGGCATTTTCCGATGGATTCCTTCTCGGCGAAGGATATCTTAAACGTGGATTTATCCAGTACAAGCCCAGTAAAAGAGGTCGTCCCATTTTTCCATTTATATTCCTTTGGTTTGGTCGCTTTGCCGCTGATAAGAGCCTTTGCTTCGGTTTCTGTAAGATTCTTTTCTCCGAATGCTTTAGGCAGCCCGAAGTCGCATACCCGCTGTCCTTCCTCGTTTTTATCAAAATATCCGGAGCAGGCGTAAAACCCTTCATACTCGTAAAAATCCCGATTGCACTTCGGACATTTCCCGATTGTCTTATGATATCTTCCTAAAGGAGTAAGATTTAGCAGGCTGCTTGTTTCTGCGGTGATGTATTTTACCATAGCGGAATAAAAATCTCCGGAAGAAAGAGTTCCGTTTTCAACCTCTTTTAATTTCTTTTCCCAGATCGCGGTAAGCTCCGGAGAAATAATATTGTGTCCGGAGAGGATGTCCACATACTCGATTCCCTGATCGGTCGGGTATATCACGTTCCCTTTGCGCGACAGGTATTCGTATTTAACGAGTTTCTCGATGATTTCCGCTCTGGTAGCCGGAGTTCCTAACCCGGCGCAGTCCATAAGAACCTTTTCAAGTTCAGTGTCGGTAAGCTGCTTGCCTGCGGTTTCCATCGCATCAAGGATAGTAGCATTGTTGTATCTTGACGGAGGCGTGGTTTGCTTTTCAAGAATGTCGTAACTTCCTTGGACGCGTTCTCCCTGCGTAAGCGGAGGAAGCGCATCCGGATGAGTCTGTTTCTTGACCGCGACTATATCCATAACCGTTTTCCATCCGCGCTGTTTTTCAACAACACCTGTACTTTTGAACCGAAATTCCGAATTTTCCGTTTTAAGGCTTGTAATTACCGTGGTATGCGTATTTATACACTCGTCAAGGAAAATTGCAAGGAAACGGCAAATTACGAGCAGATACACCAACTTTTCGTCCGGGGTTAAGTCCTCGGTTTTAGGTATCTGTTCAGTAGGAGTTAAAGCCGGGTGATCTTTTACCTTGCTGTTATCGACATATTTTTTAGAGTGCAGAGCTTTTTGCACGTTTCCGGAAGCAACCGCCTGTTCAATATACTTCGCAATCGGGGTAAACACCTTCAGTTTTTCCAACAACCCGGGGATTGTTTTCGCCTGCTCGGTTGTTAAGCACCTGCTTTCGGTTCGTGGATATGACAGGAAGTGCTTCTCGTAGAGGCTTTGTGCAACCGAGAGCGTTTTAGCCGGAGTAAAGTTATATCTTTTCGCACATTCCTTCTGAAGCTCCGAGAGATTAAGCAGGGCAGGAGCCCGCGCAATTTTATCTTCTTCCTCGATTTCTGTAATTTCTCCATACGGAATTGTGCTAACAATAGCCTCTATATCCTTGAGCTTATCCGGGGACAAATAGGCGTACTTTGTTGGAAAACTGTCGTCCGCATTCGGATTTAATAATACCCCCTTGTATTTTTTACCGCCTGCATCAAAACTTCCCTCAAGCTCCCAAAAATCCGTCGGAACAAAATTTCTAATCTCTTTTTCCCGGATAACAACCAAGGCGAGAGTAGAAGACATAACCCGTCCTACACGCATATTCCGCTCGGTAGAAAGAGTGGTAGCGCGGGAAAAATTGATTCCTGCAAGCCAGTCGAAATAAAGCCGGAGATAGGAAGCCTCTGTGAGCCCTTGATATTCCGTGTCCGGCTTTAGATTGTTTAATGCCTTGATAATAGTCTTCTCTGTGGTATCATCCGCCCACAAACGTAAGATCGGGACGTTAACACCCAACGAAGAGTACACAAGATGCTGAATAAGCTGCCCCTCACGTCCGGCATCCCCCGCATTTATAACAACATCATAGCGATTGTTTTCCCATTGCTCTTTAAGAGCATTGTAAAACTTCGGGTTTGTTACCTTTGTTTTCCATGATTCCGGAATAATTGGTAGCACCTCTTTTTTCCAAGGTTTACCCCATTCGGACTTATATTCTGAGGCATCGCATAGTCCAAGCAGATGTCCGGCACAGCAGCCAAAATCAATATCGTATGGGAATGTGCTTTTGATTTTATTGTAAGCCCTCTGAATGTCTTTCATTACAGAGGGCTTCTCAGCAACTAACAAAGCTTTTGACATTTTCGTCAACCTTCTTTCCTCAAATTACTTTTTGCCACTCAGGCTTTCGACGAACAAACCTGTCCTAACTGCCTCGTCATAAACGGTCTTTGTAATCATATCCTTTATGGTTTTTGTTGTGCCG